TGGTATCAAGTCCGTTAAAATCGAGTGGAACTCCGCTCATGTCAAGCCAGCGCACAGTCAGGCGTTCGACCGAGTCGAGTCGAGAAGGAAATTCAACCGATATGCCATAGTCTGTCTGTTCTTTGAAAGACTTGATTGAACCACTCGGAACATCAAGCGGTACGAGGGCAAATGACGTTGCGGCTGTATTACTCTGCGTCGTTCTCTGGTTACTTGCTGTGATGAGTTTACGGGCGTCTAATGTTCGTGGCGTTCTAAACTCGGCAATGTCGAGCCAGACATGTTCGTTTATACTCAGATTAATGATACTTTCTGATTTGACGTATCGTAGAGCTGTACCGTACGTCGAATGCTGATTGTATTCAGGGTTGGATGATATAAGTGATGCGTTGGTAACACCGATCGGCAAGCCTAAAATTTTTGAAATTTCGGGCGTCAGACATTCCACACTCGTCAAACTTCCATAAAACATGAAACGCCCCTCGGCTGAGAGATAGACGAGCGTGGCGGTTGCAGCCGGAACCTGTAAAGAATTGTTAAACTGAGACGGAAGACATGAGGAATAAAATCCGGCATTGAGCCATACGTTTGTCGTACCACTTATATTGAGCACATTTGATCCGACTGTAATGTTGTACATTGTGTTGGGGATGATAGCCGAAACAAGATCGACCCGGGTGACGTTCTTTAATGGGTTTGTAAGATGCAAAGTGTATGTATTCCCGTATGGGTAGAGAGTTGTGTCTCGCTGAAGTGAGTCTGCATATAGGATATACTCCATCTATTGTAGATTTTGAAATTAATTTAAATATTTTGACTTATTATGAAAGGTCTTGAACCAAATGCCCAAAGACTTATTTCGAGACATTTGACACCTGCTGAAAAAAGACGTCTCAAAGTCGCGCTTAGTACAACTGAAAATGCAGCCGCACAGGTTATTCAGCACGCCTTTAGACAGTTTAAAGAAAGACAATATGTCGGTCAATCGAAATACCTTCCTTCTATACATAGAGGACCCTGGAGACCAAAAGGAAACTTAAACGTACAAGCGCGTAAACTTGGAATTCATAATGGACAATCTGTTCCGATAATTGCAAACCGATGGAGATCACTCGCTCGTTTACCGCGTGGATGGTCGGTGTTTGTAAATCGCCAGAGTGCATATCCTACTTCTTTTCCAACCTCATATTCTCAGACTGGTTATACTATTCCATATGTTCCATTGTTTGTAAAATTCCTTCATTCAAAAAACAATCAGGAGTTTAAAAATTATGTGACACAAAGATATCCCACGTATTACAAGGCGGCTCAGGCTTTTGGTCAGATAGATCGTTACCTAAAAAAATTATTTATGCAAAACCAAGTCAAACTTTTGTATCCGCGGCTTAAAAAGAACTGGTGGTTAACCTAAAAGGAATGACCCAATTGGTCGTTGCAAATCACGCCAGACACATCTGGAAGACACTCGGGCCGGGTTTTTCTGAACGAGTCTATCACAACGCCATGGAGGTTTGTCTTAGGAAAAGTGGAACTCCTTACGAAACTGAACGAATCATCCCGGTTGTTTTTGATAATCATGTTCTCGGTAATCTTCGCGCGGACCTCATCGTCGACCAAAATTTGGTTGTCGAGCTCAAAAGCGTCCGATGCATTAAAGAAGAGCACTATGTTCAGGCTCGGTTGTACCTTCGGCTGCTAGGTCTTACAGATGCACTATTGATCAACTTTCCGACAAGTCCGACGGACACACCGGATGTCTTCACATTGAATTTGTCGTCGGTATCGCTTCCCACTTGAGCTCTTTGCATATAAGTTTCCAAATTTGATCCTGCCGGTACAATTTTTCTTTCGACTTGAGTAGCGGAAAACACGGAAGGTAGTCATCCTCACCGAGGAGTTCACAAAATTTGTACAAGACAAAACTGTACGACAAAAAGTTTTTTCTATCCTGTGGACAATGTTTTTCGAATGGTTTTTGAATCTGACTAAACATGAGCCGTAGACGATCTTCAAGTGGTTGAGGCATGGTGGGTGGTTTCACACCATTGAGGATTGTCGTGATGTACGGTGCATGTTCGTAATATTTGTTCATGCCAAGTTTTTTCAACAAAGCACGAACTTTGAGATGAGTAATCTCTGAACTTCCTGAAATTCTCTGTTTTTTAAACTCGACTCGTAACTGTTGAATAACTTCATCAGGGACACTGGTGGATTCTTTCGCCTGAAATTGAGCTACCCATTCGTTGAAATGATTTTCGCGTTTGTATGAATATATAATGTGCCGATCAGATTCTTGTTCATCCTTGAATCCACGCTCCTCACACTGAAAGTATTCCGTCCGACCACATTCCGTGCACACTTGGTCACTCGTCTCTTGTTCGACGACAAATGAAAACCAGGCTTTACAGTTTTGGCACTGATACTGAGTCTGACTTGGTTTCATATGAATTTCGCCTTCTATGTTCATCATGTACGCATCATAAATATCCTTTCGTTGGACGCCTTCGGGTCGATCGGCCGTGTACTCCTTTATATAAGGTATACATGTCGCGAGATATTCACCAATGTCACCACCTGACTCTTCAAGTTGTTTAATTTTTTCATGTACTCGCCTTTCCATCTTGATTAAAGACGTCACTTCTTTATTCATGATGAATATATTGGCGGTTGAACAATACAAAGATACCCAAGTGACAACCTACAAGTTTGGTCCGCACGTCTACAGTCATGTTGGTACTTGGCCTCCCGTCTTTCGACCCGGAATTTTCAGCGTGCCGTTCAAGAAGGTTTTTACGGATGACGGTCGGGATGTCACGAACGTGATTAAACGTTACGCAGGTCCTAGGCATGTCATCACGGACGAAGTTATCGCATGTGCATTCGGAACTCGAAAACCTGTATTCAAAATTTTATTTGTCGGTGGTGGAATAAGGTTTACAAACGAATGGCGTCTCATTCCGCATCCCTCACCACCCTGTATTCATGTCACAACTATTCTTGATCAATCGATAACCTTTGGAGCCAAATAAAACTTCACCTCTCCAAGGTTTGCAATGGCGTACCGAATAATGATTGGCATGTCGGAACTTTCCGAATCTTGAAGAAGTTGAACGCTCGCACACAAATTGGTCGCCTTTGTAAACATGTTGATGTACTTGAGTGAAAAGATGTTTCCGATCGGAGTCGTCGGACCCTCTGTCTTGCATTCGATATCGGTCGTCTGGTCTGCAAACTCACCCTTGCAGCTCAGAGTCAGTGTCGTGTCGTGGCGCATGATGGACAATTCTTGTGACAGGTTTGACATGTCTCGAGTCACGCGCTGAAAATCACACGAAGGAATGGTTGTCACAAGATTCATATGAATATCCGGAACTTCGAGAATGTCTTCGTTGATATCTAAAAGTTTGAGTTTGAAAACCGTCTTGGTTTGCTTGACGTTATTCTCAATTTCAAATTCCAGAATGTCACGGCCTTCGATTCGAATCATGAGCGAGTCATTGTTCGTGACCGACTTGAGCAGCTTGTACGTGTTTGACATGTTCAGGCCGGCAATAATATCAGACGAACATTCATACTCTTCGAAATTCTCCGCCTGAAGAAACATGTGCACCAGAGTTACTCGTGCTGTATCCAGTGTCAGAATCTTGACACCCTGTGGAGTAAAGTATACATTGACGTCGTTGATGATATCCTTTAGGACCTCGAAGATGGTCCTCAGGGCACTCGCTTGAACAGTCCGTAAATACATGACTGTTCAGGTGGACAATTTTTTAAGTGCGTCAGGATCACCTAAAAAATTGTCAATTCGTATATTAGTCTGACTTTGGCGCAGTGGTAGCGCATCGGATTGTAGCACAGGTCCTATGACCGCCTGCGAAGCTCCGTTGGTCGGGTGTTCGAATCACCCAAGTCAGAAGCTGTGAGGACGATTGTCCTCACGTGCTCTTGTAGCTCAGTTGGTAGAGCGTCAGACTGTTAAGGCGAAATAATTCGCCGCTTCGCTATCTGAATGTCGCAGGTTCGAAACCTGCCGGGAGCGATTTTTTAGCCGTTCAGCTCCGGTTA